GTTTTTTAGTCTGGCTTCTTCCTTCTGTGCCGGAAGTCTCACTACGACCTTGTAGGAAGTCCATAGTCTGACCCTCAATTTTTAATTCGAGGAGACCTACTGATGCGTGAAAATTTCGAGCTAGAGCCTCACCCCATTTGCCTGCCGTTTTATCGGCAACCTCTGTGGGGTAGAGACTGTTGTATTCTTTTCCGGAAACGGCATCCTCGATGAGAGGTTGACTCACCTCTATTTCACCGAGTAGCTGCGACATGTCTGTAGTCGATACTTTTGTGGGCTTACCCTTAGCGTTCCGCTTTACAAAAATATGATTTGTTCCGGAGTCACGAATAAATTTTACGATGTCCGGGTTTGCTTCGTTATACTTCATACGACGTTCGATATAACCAACGGCGTCTTCATTTAAGGGAACATTATACGGGATAGCTGCCTGACGAATACCTCCGCTCTTTTGTGCCCCGGCTTCTCCCGCCTCACCCGCCATCCGTTTTGCCTTCGTCTGAGGAACAACGCGAATAGAGCCTGAGTCAGGCTTGTACTCGTATCCCTTTAAGTTGGCGATGAGTCCGCCACGTGGACCGGTATAAAAGGTAGTTAAGAGAGCGTCAGCTACGGCTGCTTTTGGATTTTTCGGATCGCTTGCTATGCCTTCTAAGCGTGTGAAGAGTTCTCCCCAACCTTTTTTATTTGCAGTGAGAATACGTATATCAGCTTCTACAGCCGTCGGCATTGAAGGGCCGAGTACGATTTTTGTTTGTTCTGCTGCTGCTTCTGCTGCAGGCAAAGAACTCAGGATGGGACTGTCAGGAGTGGCAAGAGCAATCTCTCTACGAACCGGGATCGATACAAAACGCAAATCTCGCATGAGATCGTTGTACGCTCCCGGACTCTTCTTTGCAGCTTTTTCTCCCATTTTATCTATGGGACGTTCGCCGCGCTCACCAGTAAAAGCCTCTACAACTGTCATATCCCCGTACTCAGCAAAAGAACTACCCGCATTAAATCGAGTAATCTTTTGTGTGCCTAAGTCCTTGCGATATAGTTCTGCCGCTTCACGGAGAGTTATTTTTGTAGGGTCTTTTTTCTTTCCGGGATCATTTGCCGGTAATTTGGTAGACTTACCGGCATCCTGTGTGTCGAGTACGCTTCCAAACCTTTCTTCGAAGTCTGCAAAATTTTTTTTATCAATCGTACCCGGAAACTTTTCTTCGATGACTTGAGAGAGAGTGAAAATTGTGTTTTCGTCTCCTGCGATAGGACTCATGTCCTTGAGGAGTTCTTGCATATGAGCAAAGGTAAATTTGCGCGGGATATTTCGTCCGCCAAAAATTTCGATGAGACGCTCATTTTCTGGGCCTACTGTCTTATAGCCCTGCATCTTCTTTAGTTCTTTACCGATCTCATCCGCAGCGATGCTGATTTGATCTCGACGCTCTGGAAAATCTGTAATTTCTGCCATAGGTTAGTATCCGAATGTCGCGTCTTGTACTTTGTACACTTGGTTCTTGATTGCGCCGAGTTGCTGGTGGATCGAAGCGTATCCGCTCATGCGTGTCATCAACATGTAGCGAAGGGCGTCGTATGCGTGATCTTCAGCCTTTGTGTCTACGTCTTCACTGTTCGATTTTGATAGGGGTATGCCCGCGAGTTGCTTGACAGTATTCGTACACGTAGAAAAGATACGTAGGCGAGGTTCTTCGGTGTACGGATCGTTAGCGAGGCGACGGTGTATTTCCATCTTTCCTTGTATGCGGTTACGGTCGGATGGCGTCCAGCGCACACCGACTCGCATCATGGTCTCTGCTATCGAAGGTCCGAAACCCGTCTTGTTCCAGCACGAGGAGTCTAAGACGGTGTAGTGCGGTTGTGGGTCTAGCTCCTCTGCTTCTAGTATTTTATCAGCGAGTTGCTCTGCTGTCAAGTGTTTAGCATATAGCTCACGATAAACCCAGATATTGTTATCCCAGTCAATAGCCCCCCACAAAACGCACGACGGACTTGCGTACCCGTAGTCCGCCGCTCGTATACGGGGCCAGTTGGTTGGAAGTTCAAAATGTTCGACCACATGTCGTTGCCTCGAAAACTCGGGGAAGGCCGCTCCCTCCGCCACGTCCCAATCACCTTCGAGGAGTCGCCTTCGTTCGACATCCGGGAGCGACCTCAACATGGCCTCGTATTGACCATCTGCCATGAGGTAGGGATTGTCAGTCAACCGTGCCGGTACGAATTTGCGAAGGAACAACGGCTGACCTGCCCTTTCGTGGCTGTCAGGCCACAGGAAAGGCTTCTGTGTTTCTATATCGAAGGCAGGAAAAGGCTTGTTTGGTTCGATGTTATCGATATAAGTCTTCTTGACCCACCAACCACCCACTCCTCCGGGGTTGGCTGTGCAGCGCATGTACAGATGTTGCTGGAGTTCAGGATCAGTAGCACGAAGGCGAGAACGCAAATAATCCCAGACGTACGGTGTGGGATATTGTGTGATCTCATCGATACCAATCCAGTTGAACGCCTGCCCTTGAAAGCGCGTTACGTCTTTGTCTTTGTCGAGGTAGGTGAACCAGATCGTTGCACCAGAGGGGAACACCCATGTGGACTTCGACTCACGGAACTTCGCACCGGGAAACGCCTTTGTGTAGAGTTGGCGTGACTTGTCGATGAGTTCGGTTAGCTCGTCGAGAGTACGCCTAAGAAGAAGCCCACGATGATTAGGGTTGTGACAGAAGCGCAGAGGATCGGCCAAGAGAGCGAAAGATTTACCGCCCCCGGCTGCACCACCGTAGAGTACGTCTCTTTCACCCGCGCTGAGAAAGTCCGTTTGAGGTCCGCTATTCGGCTGAAAAACGACTTCACTTTCGCCGACGAGGTCTGCAACTGCGTTCGGCAGAGCATCCAAATCCCCAAGATCGATTGTGGTAGTTTCACTACCGACAAGAGCTTTTTCAACTTTTGTTACCTTTTCTTCGAGTTTACGAGCATAGCGACGTTTGTCTTCTGCGGCCTTTGAGGTCTTTGCCGCACGGTTCTTTGCGGAGCGTAAACGGCCCTGCGCTGCACGTCGCGCACGTTCCTTTGTAGAGAGTTGATATGTGGCTTTAGGCGCATTTGGATCGCGCTTCGGCCTACCGCGCTTTTTCGGAGCTTCCGCTGGCTTGTCGTCCACGATGTACCTTTCCACCACTCGCGTTCTTTGAAGGTCCGTATTCTTTTACGTCTTTGTTAGACTGCCCACTGCGAAGATACGTTTCCATAGTGGAGTATTCATCGTAGCCCAGTCTAAAATACAGTTGACGAGCGAGAGATTCTTCTTCTGCGGTCAAGTTATACATCGATGATTACCTCGTTTTTCGGTGGCAACAGGACTACACCGTGTACTGCCGTGACATTGTGGTTTATTTGCTCTGGAGCGCGTACGCCGACGCGTGTCAAAAGGGATTCGGCTGCTTTGAGACGTAAGTCGTCACCGCGTTCGGGGGTGGGATTGTCGATTGTGTTGACGAGGCGGTTAGCTGCCTTGATTGCGTTGACGGAAAGGATGTCTTTCGTACGTTCTACGATTTCATCGGCCAGAGTCTTCTTGAGCCACTGTGAAGAGCCGCGTGAATACCCCGCATCTACGGCTGCTTGCGTTACGTTACCGCCATTTTCGAACAAAATGTCCAAGAATGCAGTCTGTTGAGGCGTTAGGGTGCGTTCCTTCGCCTTTTGCTGGGGTAAAAGGTTCACGTGAAGTCTCTTTCGATGCACTTGAAGCTATACGCAGCCGGAACGGGGAACATTTGTGCTACTCCCTCCGCCATTTCGTACGAACGGACCTTACATTCGTCGTACGTTTCGTAGGGACCGCGTGTATCGTCAAAACGTACACACTTTTCCGGCGTTGCGAGGGCACAAACGAGAAGTAATGCGTCGAACATATAAAGTTTTTCCTTTGAAACGGGGTGAACCACACGTGCGTCGTACCTTTATTTAGTAAACATTGGTGTTTAAGGGAAGGTGTGACGGGTAAATGTGTGATCCACGCCCTAAGTATAGCGGTTGATTACTGGGGTGTCAACTTTTTTTCTTGACAAAATCAAAATCCGACTGTACTATGGGCATAGGCCCGCCGGGGTAAACTATACATACACCCCGTCCCCTACGTTAGGGGTACGTTTTGCCCTCCTTTTGGGGTACGTTTTGCTGCCCTAGCGGCGTACGTTTTTTATACGCCCCGATTACCTTCAAAAAACAAAATTGATCGCGGTATTGCATGCAAATGCGGGGGTACCTCCGGTGGCCCATGCGTACCCACGCGCACGGCATATTTCTGCGGGTTTTTCTTGTCATCTACGAGCCTTGCCAAGGTGGCCCCCACCCTGCAAAACGTACCCGCCGATTACTCCCGCCGGATATATAACGGGCCACACGCCGCGCACGCACGCGCGTTGCCCTTTTTGTCATGCCGGTAATGGCCCGACCGGCTTAATCGACGCCAGAAAGCGCGGCCTATCCCGAAGGCAAGCCCGCCGAATTATCCCGCCAGTTCAACCGCCAAGCTATTTAACAAGATGCCGGACAAAAAAAGACCCCGCCAACTAGGGCGGGGCAAGTTAAGGGAGGAAGCGCCGTATTAGCCCCCGACGCAGGGTAACAGTTTAGCTCGCCTTCTTCTCGGCTAGCATGTTCTCGGGATGGTCGGGGTGATCGCTGGAAAATATCGTTTCCATCTCGAATTGCTGCCCGTCATCAAGGAAAAACCGAATTTCGAATTCATTGGCACGCTGGTCGCGGCCAGTGAGAGTAAAGCAGTCCCAACCCTTATGTTTGCGGCGAAGTGCCTTCAAGATAACAGGCTGGTCGTCGTCACGATTGCGGCTCTGATGTGCGAAAATGTCAATGTTCATTTGTTCGGGTTCCTTTTCGAAAAGAGGCGGGTAAAAGCACCCGCCCCTCTTTAGTACGATTTTCAGCCGGTCTTGGCAAGCCGGTAAATATTCACATAACCGCCTTTGCGGTTGCCGGTGCTGCGAATCTCTATCTGATAACCCGCCTTCTTGAGGCCGGACAGATAGTGATAGACGGATTGCTTTTTAACGCCGAGATGCCCCGCCAGTGTGGGCACGGCCATAAACGTACCACGTGACAGCCAAGAGATTAGCGCCGCATGGGTGGCGTTGAGGTCGTTCGGCTGCAGGCCGGATTCACGCAGCGGGAACAATTCTTCACCGTGTAAGCCGGTAACCGGCGCAGGCTTTGCCACTGGCTCGGTCGGGAATTCCTCGCGGAATTTAGCGAGTAGCCTGTTGCGTTCGTCGGCACGAATTGCAAGTTCGATGCGGTCATAACAAGCGCAAAGCTCATCAACTAGGTTTTTCGGTATATTGTTGAAAGTCATCTCGGTTCCTTTCTTTCGAGATTAGATAGCCATAAAGGCCCAGATCAGAGAAACAAGCACCACCATTACAGCGATGCGATACACAAGCAAGAGCACTTCCATTCAGGCGTAATTCCTTTCCAAGCCTTGCCAAAAACTAGAGCCGATCACGTCCCGCACTTCATCATTGCGGCGGGTGGCGACTAGTTCCTTGTTGTTGTTGCGTGTGGTCGTTCCCGGCAAGTGCGTGGCATAGTGCGTCAGGGCATTGTAAGCGGCCCAGAGCGTGTTGCCCAGTTCTGGCGTCTCTTCACTAAACCGCTCTAGAAGCCAGTTCAACTTGCTTTCGTTGATAGCTAGCTTTTCGTCATGCTGTGCGGCTTTCGTCTTCTTGCGGCATATCGTCTGTTTCAACATCCGCTGGAAGTCGAAGCTCGAACAATGCGACTCTTTCCAGACGTTCATCTGGTCGCGGTTGTTCACCCACATATCGAGACCATAACCGGCTTTTGATATCATGGCGTCAATAGAGATGTTGCCTTTGTGGATTTTGCGCTGGTGGTACGATTTGGCACCCCCAAAGACTAACGAATTGCGGCACAAGTCACGATAGGCACCCGAGAACACTTGAAAGGCCCAAGACAAGTCGACGCTGTTAAAAATGTCCATGCGGCACTCGACGCGGTCAGTCTTTCCCTGCCGCGTTTGGTCTTCAGTTGCAAGGTCGTGAAAGACAACCGTGCGATGCACCCGCTTACCATAACCATA